AATTTTTGTATTTGGATTAACATACTCACTTGTATTAATATATTTATCAATTCTTTGATCTTGTAAAGATTTTCTAGTTGCATACCTAGCACTGTAAGCATGTCCTTGTTGTAAGTGTTCTAGTAACTCAACTCCTGATAATTCTTTACCTTGTAGGTTTTTTACAGGAATACCAAGTTCATCTAACACTTTAGCACCTTCTGTGTACGCTTTAGAACGTTGCACAAAATAATGACCTTGTTCTGTTAGGTCTCCATTTTTCCAAAAAATATTATCAAACTTTTTAAATTCATCTGCAAGGTCAACGGTGTAATTTATAACTCCATCAATTTCTTCATATTTATATTTTATGATTCCAGTCATAACATCAGATTCATGATAGGTTCTGTTTCTTGTAAATGAACCACCTGCACCCTTGTCAAAACTAAGGTCTTTCAATCTTACTTTCTTTATGTCAGCTGCATCTTGACTCTTGAGGTATGCCTCTCTAATTTTAGTATTAATTAATTTGGCTAATTTTTTATCAGAAAACGATATTAAAGAATCTTGTATTGATTCAACACCTTGAATCTCTGTACTAAAATTTTCTTTAAATGTTTTTGTTTTTGCAAGTATGTTTCTAACTGTCAACTCTGCATTTTGAATCATATGATCGTTTACAATAGCAGATTTTACTTTCCATGTTTGCAAATCTTGTGTTTTAGTTTTTAGTTTTAGAAAAGTTCTAGGAGTAATCATTCCCGCTGTGTATGCAAATGTTTTGTAAAAAGGAGTTAGTCCTCTTCTATCAAACGCAGAGTGAAGTTTTCTTATTGCATCTTGAAATTTATTTTGTTGATACTTTGACAAAGTGTGAGTAACAGCTCTATCTGTATTTTTTGTAAATGTTTCTTGTTTTTCTAGATTACTTCTTTTGAAATAACTACTATCAAGAACTTTAAATTTATTTCTAAAATATTGTGTAAAACTTTGCAACTGCATTGTGTAGTCACCACTTGTACCAGGAACATAAGTAACAACTCTATCTTCTAAAACAGGTTGAGTTTCTTCTTCAAATTTCTTTTTATCTTTTGGTTTTAGTTTATCTTTTACAGTTTTAAATTTATTTGCAGCTAATTGAGTTACAGTTGTTTCACCAGTTGCTATATTTTTTATACCTTGTGCAACCTGTGGAGTTTTTTGTATTGATACTGGAACTGCTTTTGCTCCCGCCCAAGACAACTTACTTATCGTTTTTAAACCTGAAGTAATACTTTTGTAAAATCCTATTCCACCAACTAAGTTAATTGGATCTAAGGCAAACTCAAGAAATCCTTTTACATATTTAGGTTGATCTGTAGCATCCCACGCTTTTTGCCAAGCTCTAAAAGAAGCACCAGAAAATAAAACATTGTCAACTGCTTTAGCAGAATAAGGATCAACACCTGTTTCTTCTTTAAAAAACCTTATATAGTTTTCATCTAATTCATTAAAATTCAATCCTGTAAAATATTCAACTGTGCCTTGTTGCCCAGCTGTTTCTAAAATATTACCCACACTATTAAAAACTCCAGATACAAAAGGTATACCTATACGTCTTGATTGTTCCGACCTTCTAGCTGCTTCACCACTTGCAGCAATAAATTGTCTAGGCCCAGCTGGTTTGCCTGCGGCTTCTCTTTCTCTCATCACTTCTTGCAATCTTTTATCAAACTCTTGGTTACCAGGAATAAATCTATAAGCACTTCCTTCAAGGAAATTAACAAACTCAGCAGCTTTGTTTAGTGCTTTTATACCAGCATTAGTTCCTCTTTCTCTTTCATCAATTGGTTTTGCTGTTGGTTCTGGAACATCAATGTAAGATCTAAAAGATGGAGGAGTGTCAGTTTTAATTTCAACTTTTCTTGTTGGACTATAAGATTCTACAGTAGGTACATTTGTGAGTTGTTCTATATTTTTATTTTGATTTTCTGCAATAGTCTCTATATCTTGTACTCTTTGCAATGACTGTCTATAATTTTGTTGAGCAGTAAGTCTTTTGATCAATTCTCTTTGATCACGTTCTCTTTTCTTTCTTAGCTCATCAGCATAAGAACCTTGACTTCCAAAAGGATTTGTATAACGTTGTACCATTACTCTCCTTAAATATTTTGTGCTGCTAATGTGCCACTAGGTATATTTACTCCAAAAGGAGTTGCCCCTAATATTGCATCCTCTAAACTTTGTCCACCAGCTGCAATACTTGCTTGTGTTGCACCTTGTTGAAATGGACTTTGACTTTGATATTGTCCAAGAGTAGGAACGGCTGTACTTGCAGTAGGAGTTGTAGTTCCTCCATTACCTGTAAATGTAGTTCCTAAAAATGGATTAAGTGCAGTTCTCAAGTTTTGATTACCACCTAACACTCCAGACAACGCACCTAAAGTTTGAGGTGATGCCCTAAATATATCTGATGCAATTGCAGCTCTTTGTTCTGCTAATCTTTGTTCTGGTGTAAGTCCACCTCTAGCCAAAGCAGTTTGTAAAGTAAATTGATCTTGAGCAGACAACCCACCTCTTGCTAATGCTGTTTGTAAATCAAACTGTTCTTGTGGAGTTAGTCCTCCTCTTGCAAGTGCAGTCTGTAATGCTATCTGCTGTTCTTGAGAAAAACCAAATGGATTTGCTTGAGCCCTTACTAATTCTAATTGTTCGCCTGCGGTTATACCACCCCTCGCTAAACTTTGTTGTAAAGCGATTTGTTGATCGGCAGTAAGATTAAAAGGATTTCCTCCTGCCCTTGCCAACGCTAATTGTTCAGTAGCACTCAGTCCACCTCTTTGTGCTTGTGCAATATCCTCTGCGTCAAACGGTGTGCCAGATGCAGCTAGTGTTCCTAATGCACCAAACGCTCCACCAGTTCCTGCAAGTTGAGCTTGAGCTCTTTCAGCTGCTGTATCTAATCCAAAGAAAGGTGATGTTTGTGCCTGTATTGTTGCTATGTTTTCTTGTGCTAAACGATTTTGTAAAGCAATTTCTTCATCTCTAGTTTGTAATATTTGTTGTATTGCTAATTCTTTTTCAGCAAGTGTAGTTGTTTGATCAGTTTGTGCTTGTGCTATTTGAACTTGTGCATCTCTGTTTGCATTTGCAATGTTTGTTTGAGCTTCTCTATTTGCACTAGCTATAGCTGTTTGTGCATCTGCTTGAGTTGTTGCAACACTTTCTTGAGCTTCAGCTTGTCTTGTCCCAACAGTTTCTTGGGCAGTAGCTTGTCTTTCTGCAATACTTTCCTCTGATGCTGTTTGTAATCCTGTAATTAATTCTTGTGCTGCTAATTGTTGTTCAGCTATATCTTCTTGTGCTTCCACTTGTCTTTGAGCAATTTGTATATCTGCAATTCTCTGTTGTTCAGAAGACTCCCTAGCTGCTTCTGCATTTATTTCTGCAATTCTTTCTTGAGTTACATTTGTATCTGCAGCAACATCTGCTTGTATTGATGCAACCTTTACAGCTCTATCGTATTCTATTTGTGATTGTTCTACAGCAGATGCTCTTCTGTCTTTAGATTCTTGTATTTCTCTATCTAAATTAGCCTGTATTTGTATTACACTTTGATCATATTGATTTTGATTTACTTGAGCCGCAGCTAAAGCTTCTGTCTTACGAGCCTCTGCTTGTGCTTGTGCGATAGCAGTTTCTGATGCAATTGTAAGGTCTGCAATTTTTACTTGTGTAGCATTATTTAAATTAGCAATTTGTCTTTCTCTATCTAATTGATCTAATGCTGAGTCTGCGTTTATCCTTGCTAACTCTTCTTCTAATATTCTTTGTTCATTAGCAATTTGTAAGTTTATGTTGTTTACTGAAGTTTGAAGATTTTCTTCAACAACGTATTCATATAACCTAACAATTTGTTCTGCCTGAGGACTAAGTTTTGTTTGTGTTATAGCAATACCATTAGCATCTGTAAGCACCTCTCCAGTGTTTTCATCGTAAACAGGTGTTGTAACTACATACTGATCTAAAGCAGATGTAAGCTGTTCAAACAATTCTTTTGCATTATTAGTTTCCAATACAATTTCACCTAGTTTGTTATTAGATTCTTCATCTGGTGATGTTATAGGAACAATTGTATTTACCCTTACACCAGACTCTCCTGCAAAACTAGAATCTGCCAAAGCCCTACTTCTTGCTTCAGCTATACTGTCTGCCGTTATATTAAGTGTTTCTGTTAGGTTATCTAAAGTAGAAACTGTTACTTGATACTCTGCCATTATCTACCTCCAAATGGTGTATTGGTATCATAAAAAGTTGGTCTTGCCTTTTTACGTTTTTGTGGTTGCTTTACCTCTGGTATTTTTTCTAGGTTACCAAAACTTTGAGAAACCTGTTTAAGCATTCGTTGTGTAGTCTCATCAAATTTCATAAATGCTAATTCTAATGGATGTGTACTTTTTGCCATTATCCTCTTGCTCCTGGTGATATGTCTGCCCCTGGTACTCTAACATTACCAGTTCTTGGTCCTGCTATAGATTGAGCTGTTTGATTCATTTCGTCTATAGATCCTGGTATTACAGGTCTAGTAGTTTGTGGTACTCCTGTACCTGGATTGTTAGGTCTTATGCCAGCTTGGTTACCTTGTTGAAAGTTACCTGCGTTAGGTAACTGCATAGATGTTTGAGTATTCAAAATATTTCTTGCAGTCTCTTCAGCTGTTGGTGTTTGAACGTTTCCTTGTTGACTTGCAGCTTCTATAATATTTTGTATCGTAGGTATTCTTGATGCAGCTGCCATCTGTAACTGTTCTTGTATACCTGGTGAGTTTATAAATTGTTCCTCTAATATCTTGGCACGAACTTCCAAAGGATTACTTACTCCACCTTTTCTGAGAGCAGTGTCCAAATCAACGTACCCTGATCTCCACAAGTTAGCCCAAAGGTTAAGTCTTCTTTCTTGTTCATCTGGCGAAACAGAGTTAATACGAACAATGTTGACGTAATGCCCTTTGATGTCAGTAGGCTTGATAGCGGCATCTAAAACTCCAGCTTCTGTTTTACCGAATACTGTTAGTTTATCATTAATGACATGTTCTACAATTCTTAGAACTAGTTCACCTTTTTCTTGTAATCCACGTTCCATTGCTTCTTTTACTGCACCAAAGTTAAGTGATGCAATACCAGCTAGCACAGCCGTATGATACCCAGATGCTGCACCCATAGGTCTTTGCCCTCTAGCAACAGCAGGAACTGTATTAGCTTCAATAGCTTCATCTAAGAATTGTTTTGCCAATCCTATTTCTGATGGTGGTCTTGGAGTTTCGGATGCACTAACATTTACCTGTGGTGGTTTAATATTTTTTGCACCTGGTGTGTCATCCCATGCAGATTGCACTTCCTCTGTAATTCCTGGTGGTCCTGTAAATTCTAGTGTGGGCCATGCTGATTTACCTACGATGTCAATATAGTGTGATGCTAATTGACTTTGAGCTCTTAGCATATCTATAGATCCGTTTAGTAATCCCATGTATAAAGTTTCTGGTTCTGAGTTACCAGTATCTAATCCCATTTGTGGCCAGTACATAATCCAAGGTAGTTTACCATAACCATGTCGTCTAGGTTCTAGTACCCATTTGTCATCTGCTAGGTATCCTACTTGTGATGCAGTCCATACTTCTTGGAAAGTAACGTAACCTTTTTTGTATACATTCCATTCTGGGAAGTGAGCTTGTACCCATTCTGCATCTACTTGATATTCATATATAACCCATCTAGGTTGTGTACCATTATTCAAATCCCATATAAGGTTTTGTGGATTTACGGCTACAGATTTTATGGGCCATGAAACAGATCGTTTGTCTAATACTTCTCTAACTCGTTCTCTATATTCTGCACTTGCTTCTTCTTCATGTGGTGGTGCTTCTGGAAAGTCACTCCATTCATTTGCAGTAAACTCTATCTTCTCCCAACCAATACCATAAAGACCAGCGTGTTTAGTAATCTCTCTGTATACAGGTGTTCTGTGTTCTATCATATGGTGAGCACCTGTCAAAAACTTTTCCATTAGTTCTGCCCTTGCTTGTCCTCTTGCACCTGGAGGTGGAACAGATATATCTAAGAACTGTGGACTAACATGTGCAACTAGAGTATTTATTACTGACTGTGCAGTACCTAGTCTAATCAATGTTCCGTTTTCTGGAACACTAAAGTCAAAGTTGTTTAGATAAAAATCATCTAGTTCTTCCGCTTTGTTACGAAACTCTCTAAATAATTCATGACCTGCTTGACTTTTATCTTTTACCCACTGTAATGTTATCTCTGGTTCATCTGTAGGGTTTGCTGCCTCTACGTTAATAACGTCTGAGTTTTCTCCAGTTGAGTTTGTTCCATAATCTAAAACCATTGTTTACCTAGTCTCACTACTAATTAATTCGTTTTCTTCTAAATA